CCTGGTGCAATGATACCAATTTATCCAGGTGATACATCATTTAATAAGGAGAAATAAAATGTGGAAACCAATAAGTGAGTGGCCAACATTAACAGAACTATTCTTTGGCAAAGGAGTAAGCCCGGCGGGATATACACCATCATATTTGTCAGGTAAAAGTAAGAAAGCACCTGCCAAAAGCAAAGCCATGACAGCGAAAAAGTCAACTGCAAAAAAGAAGGCTATAACTGCTGAAAAGCCATCAGCAATGCTGACTGGAAAAACTGCTGAGAAACCAAAGAAGGTGATAAAAACAAAAAAGAGTTAACGCCAATGACACTAGATGAGATGAAAGAAAAGATTGAGGCACTGGAAGAACTCATAAATACTCTGACCAAACGTATAGAGAAATTGGAGAGTATTGTTGAGTTTCATGAAAAAGTACGAAGGAGATAAACATGGCAGATAATACATTAGATATCCAACAAAGTGTTGGAGATGTTTCGGGCGACTATAGTAAAACGATAGTTGTAGACTCAGGTAATGCTACTGGTTCTTCAACTACAGGAGATGTAGCCGCAACAATAGAATTTATTGAGAAGATTTATAATTATTTACCTGAATTAGCATTTGCAACATTGTATGGACTTGCGGTTTATGCCGCAGTTCTTTGGATTACTAAAAAGATAAGAGGTTAATATGAGAACAAAAATTAGAATGCAATCATCAGAGTCAGCACACTTTTATACACGACATAAGAATCAACGACTACATCCAGAAAAGATGAAGTTGAATATGTATGACCCATTTGTACGTAAGCATGTAGTGTACAATGAGAAAAAGATTAAGAAATGACTATTAAGTTGTTCATTATGATGTACACTCTTTGTGGGTTTGCAGTGGGATTATCAGTGGGTATATTATTAACAATACTAGTATTAAAAGGCAAGTAATGAAAAATTCACCAGAAGATGCAGTTCATTGTTTTTGTCCAAGACAAGTTCGAAAAGTACTAGATGACCTTAAGTTTAAAAACAAAGGAACACAAGTAGAACTAGAGGAATATAGAACTAATTGGATTAACTGGACATCTAGATTTACTGGAGTAGATAAGTTTTCTGACTGGGCAATATGTAATGGAATACACGATGCAATAGTTAATCAAGTTGCTTATAGGTCAAAGACTGTTAATAAGTTTTATTACTTTGAAGATGACTATAGATTCTATGAATCATTGTTATCACCATATACGGCTGAGTGCGTCCACCATGCGGACCTAGACACGATAGAGGAAAATAGTTACATTATCGTTAGTCAACCTAACCACACAGGTAGTATTTCTACTTGGTTTCCCAAACTAAAAAAGCAATGTAAAAAGACAAATAGTAAGATATTTTTAGACTGTGCATTCTATGGAACAAGTTTAGAAACAATGAATGTTGAAGATTCAGTTATAGATTGTACTGCATTTAGTCTTAGTAAAAGTTTTCTATTGGGTGGAATAAGAGCAGGAATATTATTTGGAAACGATTTAGCACCAAGTCTAACTATTCCTATAAGTAAACTAATGAATTATAACTACTACAATATTAACGCAGTGACAGTAGCAAATGCTATCTTACCAAAGTTTGGACCTCTATATATTACTGAACACGGAAAGAAACTACAAGAAGAATATGTAAAGAATCATCCGGAATACACCGCACTAGAAATATGGATGTGGGTACTCGATGAAAAAGGCAATAAGATTTGTATAACAGATGAATTAGAAAGTGATATCCAATCATTGTTAAACCAGAAAGAAGATAACTATTATGATGATGATGACCCTTTTCAAGGTCATAATGAGGAAGATTTACCAGGATGAGATTAAATGGAATTAATTAATTATTCAATAGAAATGCTAATATTCCTATTTGCTATTGGAGGTTTAGCAGGATTTTTAAATACATTAGGCGGATGTGGAGGATTATTAACTATTCCAGCATTATTAATGAGCGGTATCTCACCAATATTTGCCCTTGGCACTCACAAACTACAAACAACTGTTGGTGTTGGTTCTGCAACATTATTATTACTTAAAAAGAAGAAGTTTGACTGGAGAGAAATTCGACCCATTGTAATTACAGCATTTCTTGGTGCCCTGGTCGGGGCGTTTATAGTACAATATATTGATACTGATACTTTATCTATCATTGTTCCAATTGTACTTGTTATTACTGGTGTTTATTTCTTAGTCGCACCCAAATTGCGAAAATTTAAGACATCACGTGTATTAAGTTATCGTGATGTAGTTGTGCCTGCCATTGGATTTTATGACGGTATGTTCGGTCCTGGTACTGGGTCCTTTTTTGTAATGGCAACTACCGTTTACAAACGACTCGGCTTAATAACAGCAAGTATCATAGCAAAACCATTAAATTTCTCAACTAATATCGCATCCGTAATTGTATTCGTATCGTATGGACATATCGTTTGGGAACTCGCATTACTTATGATGATTAGTCAAATAATTGGGTCAATATTAGGCGCCCATTATCTCATCAAAGCAAATCCTGCCGTCATTAGAGTACTGATTGTTGTTGTATCATTTGCAATGATGATAAAATACTTTTATGACATGGGAATAATTTAAAGGATAAAACAAATGAACGTAACTAAAATAGACATAGACATTGATTACGATAGACTTCGAAAGGAGATGTATGATTTGAACGTTGACCAGTTTCTTATTGAGAACAATGGTCAAATGTCAATACAAACCATTTCTGGCACTCCTGTAGAAGACCAACCAAATTCAGGTACACTTAGTCTTCATTATGATTGGGACAACCATGATTCTACTGACCCAAATTCAAAGCCAAAGATGCGAGATGTTATTTTAGATGAGATAGATTTTACAGAGGTTTGTGATTTTCTAAAGGGAACATATACAGAAGAAGTTATTAATATCTTTAATGAAAAATATGGAGCAGTTCGTGGTAGATATATGATGATGAACTGGAAAACATGTCTAACATATCACAACGATAAAACATCCAGAATTCATTTACCATTAGTAGCAAATGAAAATTGTTTTATGATTATAGATGAGAAGGTAGAAAAGTTACACGAAGGAGTTACGTATCACGTTGACACCACCAAAAAGCATACTGCCATAAATGCAGGAAGACATTTGAGATTCCATATAGTGTTTTGCCTACCGCCTAAAGACGGTAGGACTAAAAATCAATTAGAACTTGATTTAGAATAAGTGGTCTTCAGTTATATATTGTGTAAGTCCTGCTGGACCTTCGCCTGCATCTGCATTGGCGAATACAGCATCTTTTTCGGCTTGGTCAGCATAAGCAACTGTAATGATTACACGTTTGCCATCTGAACTCATTTCAGCCATCTGTTTAGTGGAGTCAGTAACATCAAAACCAGCATCAGTAAAACATTTTAGTTCTTTCGCTCTCCACTCATCAAGTCCATGTGCAGTGAAGAATGCATCAACTGATTCGTAAGTCTGTTCATCATCCAATCCTTGCAGGATAGTAGTTTCTTTTATCATAATTTAGTACTCCGGTGTTAAAAGGTTATAGTAATTACTATACTTATTTATCTAATTTAGAATGGTATATCGTCATCCCATTCAATTTCCTCGTTTTCTTCACCTGCTCTTAAATAGGTTTCAAACGTTATATCAGGAATATGTTGGGTGCCTTGACTATACAATTGATTGAGTATAACAAAATCGTCAATGTACTTTTCTATATCAACTTTAGTATCTGAGGGATATTGGTCGTGTACTCTAGTCAAAAATATAGCATCGCAATACTCATAGGCTTCATCAAATAAAGTCTTTCCACCAATAACAAATATATCTCTGTCAGGATGACCAAAGTCTAAAGACTTAAGAATAATCTCAACTGAGTCTTCACTTGGATTACAAACTCCAAAACAACCAGGAAAATCATCTTTCTTATGTGATGAAGTTATTACGTAATTGTATCTGGATGTTAATGGTGCGTGTACACCAAGACTTTTCCAAGTATTGGAACCCATAACTACTACATTCATTTCAGTGAGTTGTTTAAACCAGTGTAAGTCTTCTTTGAGTTTTGGCCAGGGAAGGCCGTTTTTGAATCCGATACTGCCCAATTCATCGGCAGCCAGTATCATGTTAATCATTGCCGGTCAATATGTCCTTGTTCTCATCTTCTATTTCTCCATTGACAGTTCCGGTATCTGTATTATTACTTTTAAAATGGGCGCCTAGAATTGTTTTTACATTTTTAGAAACATCAGATTTAATCTTTGTAACATTTATCTTTACTTGAACATCAGCAATCTTATCAAATCTGTGTACGAGTCTTTCCCAATTTAAATCATCAGCAAGTGGCAGTGGATGTAATAATTCATCACCTGACATTTCAATCATTTGACCACTTGCTAATGTTACTAGTATTTTTTCTACGTATTCTGTTGGAATACTCATTGGAAATATTTCATCCATTAACTTATCAAAGTCTGGGTCATTCATCATTTCAGATTCCTCTTAAAAGTTAATATACTAGCAGGCTTATTCCGTTGGGACGGCGTCTGCTGGAGCGGCGGCTTCTGCTCTCGCCTTCATGGCTTTAGCAGTTGTACCTGCAGGTCTGCCTCTGCCACGTTTCGCTGGTTTTTCTGCCTTCTCAGCAAGAGATGGGTCATACTTAACCGCTTCTGCACGTTTTCTTTCAGCCTCTTGTTCTAACATTACTGCCTGAACTAGTAAGTTTTGAGCAATCTTTTTATTATCATCACCCAAACTTCTATCGACCTGGTCAGCAACGGCTTCTTGAACAGTTTGGCTTGTTGCTTCAGGTGTTCTAGTTGCTTTACCACCAGTAATTTCATCCATCTGCGTTAGTAAATCAGGCAAAGGTAATGAAGTGTTGGTGTTAGGTGTCATAATAATTGCATCGACTGGTATTTTAACTAGCAGACCTTCTTTATGTAAAGTCTCTAGCATATTGTTACCGTTCCAAAATACTTTGCGAGAAAGAACCTCATATAACTCTTTTGCGGCTTGTCCTTCCTTAGACTCAACTGCCTTCATGAAATCTTCATGATACTTATCTGGCAATGAATCACTGTATACTGCTAAAGCATTCTCTTTGTCGTCAGGTAGGCGCAAAAATACTACACTCAAACGAGTGTTAGTGCCTTTGTGTGTTCCTACGTGTTTAATAAAGGCAGCCATTATTCTGCTCCCTCTTTCTTATCGTCAGGTTTAACATCTGCGTTTTTACCTTCTGCCGCTTCGGCTGCCGCTTTTTGCGCCGCTTGGACATGGTCTACAAATTCCTTGACTTTATTTGCAACAGCACCTACAGACGAAAGTTCATTCGCTTGAAAGGCACCACGCTTTGACGCCAGGTCAATAATATTGTAGATATTAACCAGGTCATTTACTGTTACACTAGGAGCAGTTTGCTCTGGTGCCGCTGTTTTTTGTTTGTCTGCCATAAAATTTCTCCTTTGACATTTGTTAAATTTATATTATATAATATGAATTTTTACAATTCACTAGTCTATTCTACTTGGTTTACTATTGAAAGTCAAGCATTTTTTACTAATTTATGCTCTTTTTTTCTTTGAATTAGTGTTAATATACTTCAACCAAATCTCATGGTCGATGTGTTTACCATTGACTCCATTGACTAATTGTAGGAAATCTGGCTTTCTAGGTTCTTTATAGGGTTTGATGTGAGTATAACTTCCCTTATTATTGTTACACTTTTTACAGGCAGAAACGACATTTGTCCATTCTGTTTTACCACCTTTTGATTTTGGGATAACATGGTCTATGGTTAATTCTTTATAACTACACATCTGTTTACAATACTGACAAATATAATTATCTCTTAGATAAACATTACTTCTACTAAATGATGTGTTTGTTCTTCGTTTGACATATTCTCGAACCATCATAACACTAGGAACTGTCATTGTTATGTTAGGACTATGAACCTGCCAATCCTCGTGCCATTCCAGGACGTTAATTCTATCAAGCCATACGAGTTTAATGCTCTCTTGCCAGGTGAGTGTTGAAAGTGGTGCGGCACTTAAAGGATTGCCGTCTGCGTTCAAAAGGAGGGTATCTCTCATAGGTCATATCAATATTAATAGTAAATATTTATCAAAAACCCCTCCGAAGAGGGGTTTGAGAACTATGACCTAGTTTTAATTTATTTGAGTTTTGCTAGTTCGAAATCAATTTCATACGTTTCTGATACATCAATATCATTAAGTGTATTATGAAATCTATATCCTCGTGACTTGAGAATTTCTTTACATAAAGTCCATTCATTTACTTTATATCCTACACAAATTGAATAATCTATCGGTGTATCAATGTTTTTATATGTTAAACCACTTACTCCCCACCATATGCCTTCTTCGTCATAACCTGATTGATAGAGGTCAAACTCTGAACCATATTTAGATGGCGTATCGGCAAATGCTGAACTTGTTATAAATGCAAGTGTAATTGCGATTGCTAATATCCAATTTTTATTTTTATCACTCATATTATGCTTGGCTGTAATAGGCGTGTTCACCGAAAGGTGGAACAATTTGGTCAGTACCGTGAATAACAAATAAACTATCACAATAACTTTCATCACCCCAGGAATCCCAAGGCATACCATCTGTAAACATAATAAACTTATCAGGAGTAATATCGTTTTCCTTCATAAAGTTATAGTTACATTCAAAATCAGTACCACCACCGCCGACAATCTCGTAGTTCTTAAGTTCGTCAGCATTATATGGGTCAAATTCTTTATAACCTTCTTTGTTTACTTGTGTATCAAATGTCCAAATTCTAATCTTAAAATCTTGAAACTGTTGCATAATTCCGTGAACTTCACCAAGAAATTCTTCAATCATTGAAGATGAAATAGAACCTGAAACATCAAGACCAATTGCAACATCAATCTTATCTTCATTCTTTTGACCTGGAAGATAAATTCCCATTGACTTTGATTTACGAGATTGTCTCATAAATGTGAAATCACTTTTTACTAAACTCTGAATAGAGATATTAAGAAGTTCTCTCCAATCCATTTTAGGATTAGTCATACCACTTATAATTCTTTTGATATCGCCAGGAAGAGTTCCTGCATCGGTTGATTGAGCCGCTTGTAATACTGCTTGTTTCATCTGGTCTTTAATCGCTTGGGCTTCTTGAGGTGAAACTTTAATAGGTGCTTTTCTTCCAGTTGGGTCATTACCCTCACCTTCTTTACCTTTTTCATCACCATCACCAAACATATGAACGTCTAATGTTTGTTTATCCTCAGCCTCACCAGATTCTTTAAGATGTTCGTAAATTTCTTCTGTATAACTTCTGTAATATTTTCTATCGTGTAATGCTTGTTTCGGCATAGTACCGACACCGGACTCAACTAATGCTTGGTTAACTTTATAGTCAGCCGCAATATTCCAAAGTTTCATATCTCGGTCTTCTTCTTTTTTGTCCATTAATCTACCGAACTCACCACAATGTTCATAAACACAATGCATAACTTCGTGACCAACAACAAAATCAATTTCTTCAGGAGTTAAAGTTCTAAAGAAATCTGAATTATAATAAAAATGTCTACCGTCAGTTGCGGCAGTTGGACACCATTCTGCCTCGACCATTTTAAGTCTAGTAGCAAGTGTACCAAAAAATGGATGTCTAATAAGAAGTCTAACTCGACTACTTACAATCATCTCTTTAACTTCTTCATCAGTATAATCGAATACTACTGGAGCAGGAAGAGTATTATCTATCTCAACACCGTTAGCAGACAAAACATCGTCTAATGCTTTGTCTAATTCTTTTTCATTCGTAACAGTTGTCATATTTTTCCTTACTTATAATATATTGCAAAACTAGTTGCATGTTCAAGAACCGTATTAAACGGAGACCTTGTGAATGTTTTAGTTGAAGGTCCTCTGTATCTGTATAAAAATTCACCTGGAAAAATTGCTTTAATCTTATCAAGCATTTCCATAGGAAGACCTTTTGCTAGACTTGTTTCAGAAGAAGGACTTGCAAATTCTTTTAACTTTTCTAGCATAATTTCTTTAGGAGTACCGAATGCCTCTGCAGGAGTAATTCCCAGACAGTTATCAAAACAAGCAGGACAACGGTCTCCGTCTTCCCACATAATCTCGCCACAACATTCGCTGACTAAACCCTCTGTATTGTTTAAGATATAATCTGTACTCATTTTTTAACCTCTTTTATCATTAAATATACTACTATTATAGCATAAAACCGCATTTTGTCAAATTTTAAGCAAATTTAACATAATTTACCCTGGTTTCGTTGACACTATCGTCTTTCCAAGCGGTTCCTTTAGATTTTATCTTACAAGAAACCTTAACATTCTTTTTACTGTTTGCTATATCTTCATTTGCAGTGAAAAAAGATAATCTATGATTATCACTTGTGATAGCATTAACCATATAACCTGACCCACCAAATTGAGTTTCTGCTAGATATTTTGATGATAGTATCTCAATTTCAGTAGTAATTTTTTCACCTATCTTACCTAAGTGACCAGATTGTGTACTTCTATCTTTAAGTTCATCACTTTTTGTATGGGTTGCATAATAAGTAGGAATATATGCGGCAATTCCCAATGTGTGACTACTCAATGAATTATCATCAGCCAGAAATTTAGCAATTCCATGTTCAAAATCAGTTAAATTATCAGCAAGAATTTTAAATGCAAACTTATCCTCAAGATATGCCATTATCTCTTTTGCTTCCTGATATGTTTTATTTGTAATCAAATGACGATAATTGGTCAGAATTCCTATCAAAATATCTTTATTACTGAAAGCAGTCTTCATAAACTCGCCCTCAACTATATCAAATGCACCAGAAGATTTCACATACTTATCATTGAATTTATCTGCAATTATCGATGCACTTAATACCTCAGTTTTAGTAAAAACGTGAGGAGAATCCTTGTCCTGCATATCTTTGAGTGTTTTTTCAGAACCAGTAAAATTATACTTACTAAAGTATAAGACTACTTTTGAGTCCTCAAAGTCTATATAAGTGTGTTTTTTTGATTTATCTATCATATCCATTACTTTTATTGAATTATGATATAATTATAACACAAATGTTAATCCTGTCAAGTTTTAGACAGTAAAATACTTGCATTTGCACCACCAAATCCGAAACTATTACATAGAACTGAATCTACCATATAGTTCTTGGTGGTTGGAGTATACTTTATGTTGTAGCCATCTTCTAAGTAATCTATATTTAATGACGGAGTTATTGCACCATGTTTCAATGATAGTACACTTAAAGCCAACTCCATAGCCCCGGCCGCCCCCATGAGATGCCCTATTTGCGACTTATTTGCAGTTACCCATACATCTTGTAGTCCAAGCCGATTAAGTGCGTCTATTTCAATATAATCGCCCATAGGAGTAGATGTGGCATGAGCATTAATTAAGTCTGGAATACGTCCATTTAACGTATCTTTCATGCATTTCTCTATCATAATCCCCTCAGGATGAGGTGCCACGACTTGATAAGCATCATTGTTCATGGAGTAACCAGATATCTCTGCCAATGTCTCTGATGTCTTCTCATTAGATAATAAGAACATTGCTCCACCCTCACTAAGTACCAATCCATCACGTTTTGTGTCCCAAGGTCGAGATGCCTTTTCTGGAGTATTATTGAATTTTGTAGATAATGCCCTAAGTTTTCCGAACTGTTTATAGGAATCTGGTGATACGGAATCATCAAATGCACCAGCAATTATATTATCTGCTTGTCCAGTTTCTATTAACATACATCCAATAATAACACTATACATTCCTGTAGAACAGGCACTAGAAGTCATAGTACTAGGACCAGTAAATCCATATTGAATGTTAATATTATTAGATATCATGTTTGGTGTAAAAGTGAAAGTGTTACCTGCATCTTTTTCATTAGCCCTTAAAGTCTCAAGGTGCATACTTAATGCTGATGAAACCATTACACCAGTTCTTTCTTTGTTTAACTCTTTACCATCTAATAGTTCCTGTGCTGATGCTAATGCCCATTGCATATACTCTGGCATCTTCTCACGGTCTCTTTCAGATATACTAGAATAATCTTCGGCATTAAATTTCACTTCACCTGCAACTTTAGACCTAGTATATTTGTCCCATGGAAACTTTCTTAGTTCACTATAACATACTTTATTATCTGTTATGCCTTTCCATGTTTGGTCTAAATTACCAAAGGGAGTTAATCCACTGATTGCGTTAATATATACTGTCATTTCTTAAATTTAATCTTTTTACCTGTTGCAAAATCTCTAACATTTACTCTCCAAATATCTTGTTTTGTATTGTAAACATCAGCATCTTTCTGAATTAATGTCATATTATCAGATTTAGTATTTGGTCTGCGTCTACGTCCGTGATTATGAACCTTATGCATCGTCCCACCATAATCGATATTATCTGGCGAATTAGTAGTTGCGATAATTTCAGTTGCTCCTTTTGTTAAACACCAATCAACTTGTGCTGGCATAATTGCTCTAAAGCAAAAGTTGTGTTGCATTTTTCTAAGGGATATCTTCTCACTTGCCATCCCACGATATGCTTTCAATGTAGCCATTCGATACATTATTCTATAACAATCTTTATGAAAATGTGGATAATAATGCGACCCACTTATGCTAATAATTTTATCACCATGATATACCATGTGCCATTGTTCTAAGTCACCCCATTTACCAAACTTCATTTCTTGTAAACTGGAGTTATTTTCAATACCTTCTGCCGCACAGGCTTCACAAAATGCCTGAACATCACCCAGTATGCTAGGAGTATATTCAACTAACTTGAATTCTAAATTGTCAGCACCTATCCAGGTTTCTAAAACGTTCATTAATTTCCAGGTGAGGTAATTGTTCCGCTGGAGGATGACTTTACCTTTCCCTTAGTTTTAACAATCTTTGAATATTTTTTAAGATTCTCCTGAAGGACTTCATCATGTGTCTTGTTGCTAAAGAGTACCTTCTTATGCCACTCATAGGCATTTGGTGCATTCACACCATTTCGTTTGCTTGATGTTCGAAGCCAAGAGAATTTTTCATTTGCTTGTTCCATTAGATGTGGTTTTGTGTTTAGTTTAATATCATCATCGAACTTATTCATAGCAACCGCCATCATCGCCCACATAAAATCTGGAACTCCTGATTCAGCATTGTTGGCAGGTATCCTATATTCTCTCCAACATGCTTCTTTATGTTTTTCGTCAATACCCATTTGTTTCATTTTCTTCCAGAATGGAGTATCTTCTCTTTCAGTTAATGTATAATGAAATAAAATAAATCGTTTAATTGTTTCAACTAACCAATCTATGTTCCTGTTGTATGCGTGGAGTGAACCTCTACCAATAACTTCGTCTTTTTCCTCTGCACGAGAAATTAAATTACTACATAATTGAAATCCTGCTTGAGCAATGCCAAGAATGTTTGCTTCCATCGGTTCAATCATAGAACCACACATGCCAATTGATACAAGATTTTTATTCCATTGAGTTTTATACTTTCCTGCATCCCAGGACATATGTTGTGGTTCTTGGATAAATTCGTAACCTTCCCAATACTTTTTATATTTCTTCATTGCATCTTCTTTAGATATCTCGCTACTATCATATACGTATCCAGAGCCCATTCGATTATACAATGGTATAACAAATAACCATCCCTCATCCATTGCATTACTCATAGTGTATGGACGAAATTCTTTTTTTACATCCTTGTATTTTATTGGTGCAACAACTAAACTTGTAGTTGTTATTTCTGGCATCGGTATCCATTCTACATTCATTGTTTTTGTTAGTACTCGGGCGAAACCAGTACAATCAAGGAATAAATCAGCCTCAAACTCTTCACCTTCTTCGGTAACAACTGAGGTAATATAACCATCATCGTCTTTCTTAATATCATTGATATGACCATGTATGTGATTAACACCGTGAGGAATTGCAACCTTTTCTCTGATTATTTCTGGAAATCTATTTGCATCAACATGATATGTAACACCTTGCCAAGTGCCAACTAATAAATTATCATCCCAATCATACGGCGCCTTATTATAATCCATAAGATATGTTCCTTCTTGCATATCTTGTGCCATTTCCCACTGGTTCTTACGACCGTCACGTAATAACTGTAACCAATAATCGTTCCATTTATCATCAACGCCAGGTTGCCCTTTAGAATTTCTAAATAGGTCTTCCTTTTCTAATGGATGATATAGACCTGATGTAATTTTCTTTTCAGGTAGTGCATAAGAGAAACCATAATATTGTTCGTCCCATCGTGAACACCAAAAATGATTAGTTGCATGGTCACGTTTGCCTTCGATGTTCCAACCAACAAATTTATTACCTAGTTTGTAAATAGAATTTGTGTGGGTCATCCAATCTCTTTCTTCTAATCCAATCTCTTTCATCATTGTACCCAGTTGAGGCAACGTACTTTCGCCTACTCCTATAATTCCAACTTTATCACTTTCAATAAGGGTTACTTTGATATTAGGATGTTTCACTGCCATCCAAGCCGCTGAGAACCAGCCACCTACACCGCCACCAACTACGACAATACTTTTAACTTTAGATTTCATTTAATCCTCCTTCTCACAAAATGTCTTCTTTACTGTGTGTCTTTTAATTTTACCCATTGCATTTCGTGGCAAATCTTCTGTCACAATAATGATATCTTTAGGCAATTCGTAGTGCATTAACTTTGTCTTTATTTGTTCTGTTATGTAGTATTTATTCATTCTTTTATCAGTACTTCGTATGACGGCTACTAATTCATTCTCTCCAAGACCTCGTTCTCTATATGTAACACATACTTCATCTACTCCATCACAAGCAAGGATGGCGTTCTCTACTGCTACCGGTGACACATTGAAACTATTTACGTTAATCAAATCTTTCTCTCGTGTCTTAAATACTAACTCGTTATGTTCTCTCTCAAATACATCACCAGTACACCAATATCCTTCGGCATCAATAACGGTTGCTTCACTATTCAAGTATCGTTTTGTTACTGTTGGTCCTTTCAACCACAATACACCAAATCTATCTAATTTATGCTCATAAAATTGTGATACTGACAGTTGCAATTTGTGTTTAGTATCGGGTTCAATAAGATATGTAAGTGCAGGTACGTGTGTTTCTGTACATCCATAAAGATGTCTAACAAGTGGAACTCCCTTATCAAACAATAAGTCAATTACTTCATTAGTAATTGCGGTACTGCCAATACTCAACTGTCGATAATGTGACATACTATAATCTTTCCATTTACGAACTTTTTGTAAAGCAAGTATCATTGCTGGTACCATTGTGCCGATAGTAGGCTTCCATTTGTTACATAATTCTATATATCGTCTTGGTTCGAACTTTTCAATAATTACAGTAGCACCTTTAAGTAATCCTGGGAGTGCATATAAGTATAGTCCTGCAATCGTTGATGGAGGAAGTTGTGATAATATTACATCATCAGATGATAAATCGTGTATTGAAATACTATTTAAACATCCAAACATACAGGCGGCGGCGGAGTGAGTAACCGCAGATGGAGTACCACTTGTGCCACTTGTGAATAATACCGTATAGATAGAGTTCTCGTTTTTAGAATACACTAGACCTTTATTGTGGGGTTTTAGTTCTAATGCATCTTTCTCATTCATTATAACATGGTCTGGTTTACAGGCTTCGACAATATCAAATAAGTAATCTTCTGGTAGATTAGGATGAGTTGGAATGAATGTTATACCTAAGATATCACAAGCAAGTACCATTCTCACATAGTGATATTCTTTTTCACTTGCAAACAGAACTTTTTCACCAGGTTTTATAGCAGTTGATAAAATGGCAGACAGTTTTTCTACACTTTTTATAAGTTCAGAATAGGTATATTGCTTATCCTTGCAGACAAGAGCCGTCTTTGACCCGTGGTCCCGAGCCATCTGCTTTATGGTATCAAATATCATAGTATCATTGTACCATAAAAAAAGAGGGAAGTCAATAGACATCCCTCTTTTCGAGTGGTTATTACTATGTATTATTGAGATTTATGCATTATGGGCCTCAATAATAAGTTTCCCATGCTTTTTGAAGAACTTCTCAATACAAGGTACTTTTCTAGGTTCTAGAGGTAACTTGTAAACTTTAAGAGCAGTTCTTCCACCCAATACTGTCATTTCAGTATCGAAGTTTTCCATCATAAAATTGAAGAAGTTGTCAGCCATTTTGTACAACTCGTCCATTTTCTTTTTACCGTTTCTGTCAACAAAGTCTTTCAACTCATAACATAATGAAGTTGTTAATGAAAACATTGCTGAAATTTCTTTAGCCTCGACAGAAAGTGTTTTAACTTTACCATTCAGAATATCAGCAGGAACAGGTAACTTCCCAGAAATGGCTCTGTGAGCCATGAACTTGGTAGCAACTCCGTCACCAACTGTACCAGCAATTAGGTCGTGTAACCTGCTATCACTGATTTCTTCGCCTTCTTTTGGTAACATTTCTGAAACAAAAGTCCAACTTCTTGGAGTAGCAAAGGCTCTTGAAGCCGTTCTAGGGTCAAAGTTAAATAAGTCCATCTTGTTAGATGTTAAGAAACCTACAACATCAGAATGAATTTTATTCTCTAATGCCCAAGTCTGCCAATCTTCAAAGTCAACACCCATTTCTAAGTGAACAAATCTGTTAGCAAGTGGTGAAGGCATTCTATAAGCAACACCTCTATCACTCTCTCTGTTTCCAGCCGCAACGATTAAAACGTTGTCTGGTAAAACATACGAACCTAATCGTCTGTTTAGAATTAACTGATAAGCCGCCGCTTGGACTGATTGCGGTGCTTGGTTCATTTCGTCAAGAAATAAGATAACGGACTCATATTGGTCTGCTAATTCTTGACTAGGTAAATCCGAAGGGGTAGCCCATTCCATTGTACCATTTTTTTCGTTGAAATAAGGAATACCTCTTAAGTCAGTTGGTTCCATCAGAGCAAGTCTAAGGTCAATCATAAAACCTGACCTTTCTTGTGTGATACTATCTACAATTTCTGATTTACCAACACCAGGAGGACCCCAAATAAATACAGGTCGTTTTCTGTTAAATGCATAGTTAAGTTCAGCCCTAACATCACTAGGTCTGACAACTCTTACATCTAAATCGTTTGTTGATACTTTAGTATTCATAATAACCTCTCTTTTTATTGAATATACAAGTATTATAGCATATATTCGATATCTGTCAAGTTTTTGGGTTAAAAAATGTCTTATTTTCGGTCCAGAGGTCTATATCACCGTCAATCATCAGCAATTCTGCGGCTGGAACCTCTTCAAATAAGACTAATTTAGACTTTCTTAGATAATAGGGAGTTTTTAGATACTTATCAAGTGCAAGTATTTGATTACCTGTACCTATAGCAATTTCTGATTTTATCTCTATATTATATATTTTGAAATGTTTTTTGAGAATATTTCGACCCAGTGCTGAAACTCTGAATTGATTGGGTAGAGTACTTATGAATATATCACTTAGAGTGATTTCTTTTCTGCCTGCTATTTTTCCAGTTGTATTTTCGTTAATATAAGTTATTAACTCAATCTTGTTCACTTTACAACTCTAATTTTTCACCCTTTGTTAGCACAAATACTTCAAAATCGTCACATCTAAACAACTTATTTAAACGTTGTGCTAGGTTGATTGCATGTCCAGGGTTACTGAATGATACTTTTTTGTATTTTGGACCAGGAAAATTAACCAATGAGTTAAGGCTACGAAGATTAATCGCTACTCCTTTGTAAAAAACGGAATATACTGCTGTTGCTTTAAGTACTTGTTCACTACGATATGTTTGATTATCGGTGTGTTCCAAGATTATTGTAGGTTTTGGTCTAGCCATAAGAGTATCCTTATTATTGGTTCTACTCTTATTTATCTAATTATTAGAATAATAGACGTATATAATGGTTATTCCTCATTGAAGCCACCACCATCCAAAGTGGTTTCAACGTTAGTATTACGTTTCTTTAGTTCTAATAACAGTAAAGCAATGTCATTTTGTATATCAATTGCTTCTTTCATAGGAAGTGTTACCTTGTGGTCACCTCTAAGATTTGCTCGTTTGATTGCCACTAGAAAATCTTTTAAACTTTTATAATCCATCTCGTTTGTTCGCTAGTAATGTTTCTGATTGCATTTCTGATTTAGTTCTATAAGGTCCTATGAAATCGCAATCTTTTAATGTATCAAGTTTGCCACCATAAAACCATCTCCAGTCACTTGGAAATCTTACTCCATAATATCCAGCAACATATCTTACTTTACTTGTTTCAGTTTTAGTATAGGTTGGAATTTGTTTTCCTTTTAACTCTATTGTTTCTACATTATGTACTATATGTTTAGATGCATAACCATCAATTTCAGTCATAGAAGTATTCCATCCACCACGAGGTCCAACTTTGTTTTCTTCAACAACTACAGGACTTTCTTTTGATTCTAATATCTTCTCACCAAAACATTGTATGAGTTCTGAATATGTAACGTGTTCGTTATTAATACCCTTAGATATATCTGTATTCGTTACATTGACTACAAAATCATCTGATGAACAAAAACGTAATGTTCCTATTTTAATACCTGAATTTTCTAAAATCCAAAACTTATCTTTTACTATTTCTTTCGTGTATATCATATTTTTTAAGTATCTTCCATGTTTCTTTCCAATTCTTTACATGATGAACCTCAGTACGGTCATAGGGACCATATTCAATTACTTGTGCAATTCCATAATCATTGCCACCAGGTTGTATATTGTCACCGAAGAATATCAGTTCATCTTGGAATGTGAAATCTTTTAATATTTGTGCCTTATCCGTTCCTATCTTTATAATATCTAATCCAGTTTCACCTGCTATTTGCGACACAATACCAAATTTCTTAGAAAACAGTTTATTGAATTTGTTAGAAATTAACTCTCGTTCATTAGTTGATGTGTCATACTTAACATACTTTTTTCTTTCAGTCTTCGAGGCATTTCTGCCAACAATACTAAAGTTCAATAATCCTGGTCTAGAATCAAAATGAAATCCAGTTTTAATATCAAAATCACTATTACGTAATTTTCTTTCTAAGAACTTTTGTGGTTTGTCTTCTAATTTGAAATCTTTAGTATTGAATACACAAACACCCTTTTTGTGTTTTGTGTTTCCTGAACAATTATATACACAGTTTACTTTTTTAAATAGTTCTTCACCAATTTGTTCTTCTGTTTTAGTTCTATCGCTTCCTGTAACTAGGTACACTGGATGCCATTTAACAAACTCCAAAAACCACTTTAGAAAATCCTTATTGATTTCATCTCTACTTGGAGTAAGTGTACCATCTACATCGAATATGTAACAATTCATTTATTTAATTCCAAAACAGTATAATCATTCCATAAACGAATGTTATAACTGCAAATACTAATAACGATTCAAGTAATGAAGTCGTCTTTCTCTTTCTCATTGAACAGGATACGGTTGATTAAGAATTGATGCAAGTTCATCAGGTGACTTAGCAAGATTTTGTAAATCGTGTGTGCCACAAAACTTTAAGAAGTTCATACCAACACCAGTTTTACTTTTTGGTATACTATTCTCTGCGATTGTTTCTACAAACTTAACTTTTAAATCCATAGGTTGAGCAGTCAAATCTATTAGTTTTACGTTACGTTCAAAATCATCACGGACAGTATGCTCTTCACCATTATGGTCAGTCCATACCTGGAGCATAAAATTATTCCAATTAAATCCACCATTTTCTTTATCAGCAAATGCTTCTAACATACCTACTTTATTCTTAGTGCCTTTCTTACGACAACCAGGATATGCTGAAAAGATATTATCTGATGTGTCACCACGAATACATTTCTCAAACAACAACCACTCTGGATTTGGTGCTTCTTTAATCTCGTCAGTTTTCTTTTCTTTTATAGGAGTCATATTCTTATCATCTTTAAAGAAACCATCTTTAGTAATAATACGATTTTGTACTCCGTCATACATAGTTACATTATCTGAAATTAATTGTAGATAATCACTATCACTTGATACAATAATGTGATTATCATTTGGATGTGCCTCGATGAATATAGCAATCATATCATCTGCTTCGGCTTCGGGATTATGTAACAATGTTACATTTGTTTTCTCATCTAAGAATGTAATCATATCATCATATGATTGAAACATAATTTCATCTTCTTCTTTTTCTTTGACAGTCTTAGCCATTTGAGCAACATGTCTATTCTTTTTGTATGGCTCATAAAAATCTCTACGCCAACTACGACCTTCTAAACAGAATACGGCATGGTCTGCCTTGAATTTGTTATAACATAGTTTAACACTACTAAGCATTATATGATATGCCATACCAATTTTCATATCAACATTCGCACCACGCATTGCTACGTGCTTTGCTCGATGATACATATTGAATGAATCTACTAGAATGAATGTAGACATATTAGGAATACTCAGAAGTGTTCTTGTCTGTTTTAACCTTGCTGATGATTAGACCTTCTTTGCTATCAGTCATTACACTTCTTCTGACACCTTCTTCGTCTTCTAAATCATTCAACACAATGTTCTTACATAAATCATTAAACCAGTTATCAACGATTTGGTCTTGTTCTATGCCTTCGTAACCATTCTGTGCAAGATATTCTACAAAGTTATCATTGAAATCTAATTCAAAGAAACCTTGTCCTGGTTTATCTTTATCTAATTCCATGCCAACAACTCTGACATATTCTTTGCCTTCTAATGTTGCCATGTTTTTGTCGTGTTTATGTTGGTCTATATGACCATACTTGAAGTTAATCTTTTCAAGTGCAATGTCACGTTCTTTTTCGTCAACAATTCGTCTAGCAATTGCTCTTTCTTTTTCTTCTGGTGTGCTAAACCAATTAGATGGATTTAGTGGATTGCTCATCTATATACTCCTTGTTTTGGTTGTTTTTCTAGTTTCCTCAGCATTGCTTTAGTCATATAAGGTTTAGGTATTTGAAACCCTCTCTTTTTTCTGCCAATAGGAATCTTTGCCCATCGGTCAATTGCATTGCCTTTCTTATTTTTATATTGGACACGAACCTTATTGCCTTTAATTTGTTTTTGTACATCAAACAATGCTTGTTTTAATCCTTTGTATTCTTTTGATTCTATTTCTGCACCATCTAACGTTTCAAACGTAAATGTTTTCATCTTACTGCTCATTTATTTCCCTTTCATATTCAGTGAAGTCGTAATCTTTATCTCTCCAAACTTCGTTATCATTGTTATCTAAAATTTTAATCCATTCGATGTTGAAGTTTCCTAATCCAACTGGCGTTTCATTTTCTGGTTCATGGTCGACTGCGTTCTCACCTAAATCGTCCATTAAATCATCTAAACTTTCAGCAGTATTTCCTTCTCGTACAAAGAATTTCTTTTCAGCATCATAGTAATCAACTTCCCATAGAACTGTAAATTTTTCTAAATCGTTTGGTACTACTGGCATATTACCATCCTATTTTCTCCCATGGAACATCTTTGTCACCAAAATGTCCGTATACACAATTCTTACTATATTGATGAAAGTTGAATAAATCAAATCTATCAATAATCCCTTTTGGTGTTAAATCAATATTCTCAGCAATAAACTTTTCAATACTACGATTGTGTCCATCACTATCTACATAGATACTAGTTGGCTCTTTAACACCGATAGCATAACTCAATTGAATTTGACACCAATCTGCCATGTTATCTGCTACAACATTCTTTGCTAACCATCGTGCCATATAAGAGGCACTTCTATCTACTTTCGTAGGGTCTTTTCCTGAGAATGCACCGCCACCATGAGGTGCATAACCGCCGTATGTATCAACAATAATCTTTCTACCTGTTACTCCGGCATCTCCATCTGGTCCACCAATCTCAAACTTGCCCGTAGGATTGATATACCATACAGTTTCATCATCTATCAAACCTTTTAGTATTTTTTCTGCTGAATCTCTACAAGGCATTTTAATACTATGTCCAAATCCTTTTGTATGTTGATGTGATATTACAATCTGGTCAACACGTTTTACTTTACCACCTTCATATTGCAAACTTACTTGTGATTTTGCATCTGGCAACATATATTCATAACCACCTTTGCGTTTTTCTTTGAGGTCTTTAAGTATTTCGTGTGCGTAATATATAGGTGCTGGCATCATTGCTTCGTTGTCGTTACACGCATAACCAAACATTAATCCTTGGTCTCCAGCGCCGAAATCATCGGTTCCTAGTGCGATATCACCAGATTGTGTGTGAATCTCATTATAAATCTTTAGTTTATCCCAATGAAAGCCTCCTTGTTCATATCCGATATCTTTAACTTTATTACGAACAATTTGCTCAACATCTTCTTTGCTCACGTTAAAGTTCTTTACTTCACCTGCTAACGTTACGTGATTTGTAGTTACGAGTGTTTCGACCGCTATCCGTGTCTTTTCATCACCATTTTTAAGTCCTGCATCAACTAATGCATCACTAATTTGGTCTGCAACCTTGTCAGGATGACCGTCACTTACACTCTCACTAGTAAAAATATAGTTATTCATACTCCTATTATACAAAATTTTAACACAAAAGTCAAGTGGTTTATGCTACTGTTCTTGTAATATTGAGTACACGTCATGCCCTGCATCACGCAATTTCTCACCACCACCCAAAAACTCAAGTTCCATTATACTTAATATACCTACAACCTCGGCTTCAAATCTATCAGTTAGTTTAATGGCTGCCTCCAGTGTTCCACCTGTTGCTATAACATCATCTACAATCAATACTTGGTCCCCTTTCTCTATTGCATCTACTTGTAAGTGCAATTCGTCAGTTCCGTATTCTAGTTCATATTCAGTAAATATTGTTTCGCCTGGTAGTTTACCTTTCTTTCTAGCCATTGAAAATGGTATGCCAGTTTCTGAACTTAAACATCCAGCCATTGGAAATCCACGTGCATCTAGTCCAATGATTCTGTTAAATTTTATATTATTCTCTGAGATATAATCATTAAACAATGACATGACATCTTGTATACCTCGAGCCGCATTAAAGACACTTGCCATATCCTGATAGAGTACGCCAGGCCTCGGATGGTCTGGAATGACTCTTATCAAATTTTGGATTGTTTTTGGTGTTGGTTTGAGTATGCTCACTAGATTTCTTCTAGGTCTCTTTCTAATTGAACAATTTCTTCTTTAAGATGTAACTTTTTAAGTTTTAATTTAGAGACAACTTGGTCATCTGTGTGCATCTTGAATGCAGTTATAATACCATCATCTAAGTCTCTGTGTTGTTTTTTTAAGTGTATTAGGCGTGTTTTGATTTTCTCTGCGTTGATTTTTCCCATTCATTTCTCCTATAATGAGTCTTACCAGTTACAACCTCCTCGATGTATTTATAATAAAACTCTAATATTATTATAAATTAGTTGCCGGCTTTTGCTGGTAGAATGTACTCGTATAAACCTAAACCACTATCAACTGAAATCATCATCGCACCTTGGTCGGATAACTTCATGTTCATAGTACTTGTATCACTAAGTCTAAGAATAGTTAGAACTGTTGACAATGGAAAACTCCAACCTGTCTTTAGTTCACCCTCTACATTGTTTGCAAATGGAAGTTCTACTTTATCTGTTGAACTATCACCGATATAGAAAACTAAATTACCATTCACTGTTCTCGCAGTAAGTAGTGGGTCAAATTGACCTAGAATACCTGCAAAGTATTGTAAGTCTTTGATTGCTTTTTGTGTTGGCATAATTTCTACATTCCATGCCGCACCTCTAAAAGTTGCTGTTTTGATTTGTGCATCTACTAATTCACTTACGATTACTCGATATGAACTATCAAAACCACCTGGCATAGAGAAGTTAAGTTCAGTAGTAACATCTTCACCATTTCGTGATTCTGTTCCTACTTTAACATCTGCTACAATAGGATTGCCTTCTTTGTCTTCGCCAGTATAGTCAAGTAATCCACTTAAGACACTTAATCTTCCTAGACCGAACTTGCCTTCGAATTCAGGAACTGGTGCATGTAATTTACCACTCAATACAACAGTACGGTCTTCGTCCATTGCATCGATTGTAGTTCCCTCTTTATCTGTTGTCACTTTAGCCGCTTGGATAATACCTAGCGAATGTGTGTGTTTGACAATATCCTTTAAAATATCACGCATTTTTACTCCTTTTATTTAATTATTAAATTAATTATAACATAATTTAGAACCACTTGTCAACCTATAAATCGAATAGATTATCAAATGATTTTGCTGTATTATCTTTTCTTTTTCGTAGTACCCATGGCTTTTTATCTTCAGTTGTATATTGAAGTTGACCATTCTTTGGATTATCGACCCAATAGATAGTATTAGATGGTATAATACCCCACATAAACCAAGCATTTCCAAATGTAGGATTACCAGTTCCTGTGAAATCTACCCGATTGTTATACACAAGTGTAGACATACCATGTTTAATAAACATCTTACCTCGTTTTCCACCTTGAAAACTTGTTACTGGTAATAGTAACGCAAATGGTTTACCAAGAGAATAACAATGTTCTATAAACTTATCTTTAATACTATATGGTGGATTAGTTATTATTCCATCATATACATCATCTGGACCACAGTCAAAGAAATCTTTATCATTACTTGGCACTATCTTATATCCATTTTTATTGAAGCCGTCTACAATTAAATTAGACTTTCCGCTAGTTGCTTCATAGTAAGTATTGTCTTTGTTTAGATATTCTAATAATGGAAGAACTTGGTCAGAAGGAGTATAGCATTCATCTGATATTGCATTACTGCTTCGTCTTCCTACTAAATCTGTGTAAGTCTTAGTCATTACAAATCGAAAAGATTATCAAAAGTTTCTGATGCATTTGCATCACTCATATCCCAATTTAATACTCCAATTAGGTTGTCTAATTTCTTATCAACAATAGTTTGTTCCATCAACTCATGGTCAAATGGAAGTTTTTGAAACCATTCTGGTATTTTAGTCGCATCTACAGGATATGCAACACTTTTCAACTTGAACGTGTTTGGCTTTAGTTTACAAACAATCGTCTTCATACCATCTACAATTTCTACTGCATATCGGTCTTGATTAAGTTCTCGTAACATATTCCAATTCAATGATGCGGCGACATGTCCAGGTAAGTGGACTTTATCTCTTTTAGATTTATCACCACCATTATTCAAATCTCTTGCCATTGCCTTCTTTGCGGCGTTCACTCTGTTCTTGTATGAAGTTAGATTGTTTACACGAGTTTGAGAACCTTTTTCCCAACCTGGTTTTGTTCTAAACTCTTTCTTAAACTCTTTAACCATCTCAATGACTTCTTCACGTGTGCCATCAGTTAACACTTTCAGTAGAACTTCACTTAGAAAATCTTGCATATATGGTGGAGTATCACTTCTCTTTATGTCAATTCCCATTACTTTGACTTTACCAGGTGAACCATCTACATCACGGCGAACACCATCGTCATCATACATAAGCAATGCGTATCGTTTCTTTTTAATAAAAATACCTGTAATCGAACAATTCTCACGGCCAGCAACAATAATCTCACCTTCTTTTCTAGGAACATTAAAGAACGTTTTCATAAAATCTGGAAAACTTGCGTTGACTTGATTGGCAACTTCATCATATAACATTAATACTTTTTCTTTATCCCATTCAATACTACCGTCATCAATCTCTTGTTTGTAAACAGGATACATTGAATAATAGATAGAGTCTGTGTCACCATATATAACTGCTGGACCCTTATAATCATATTCGCCAACGATTACTTCATTACACTTTGCACCCATGTGTCTTGTTATACAACGACCTGTTAGAGTTGTACTCTGACCAATACGTTTATCATAGAAACGACATCCTTGATTCAAAATCGCACCATATAATGAGTTTAAGTTAATCTTCTTAACAAGTTGTCGTTTATCCCAAAATGCTATTTCTTCAGCATCACCATCTTTAATGGCAAGTTTCTTGTTCTCTTGCATTACTTGTCGTTCAGCATACCAACGTTCTAACAAACTAGGAATGATACCTTGAACATCTTGTTTAAATATAGTACCATTAGCAGTAAGAGTCCAGTTCAATTCGCTATTGTATATTAAATCATATGCCTCTTGACCTGATAGTGCTTGAGTTGTTTTGTTTTCTTCCCATGGTGCATCTTCAAGTACTAATGTAATATTACTTGCTTTGTCCCTCTCATTAACTAAACGGAATTCTTCTGTACTAAATGTTTCATCCCATGCTTGAGATGAACCAAATGTTTTAGCACCTGTTTTTCTACCCTCTGATATTCTATCACCAATCATCTTTTCAGTCAAGTCAGGTCTTAGTTGTCCTGCAATTGTTTCTGGTGACATATTCATCGCACGAATAACTGATGGATAAAGAGAGTTGATATCAATACCTGCTACCCATCTCTGTAATCCTGCTTTGGGAACTGCCACAAAAGCACCAGCGGCCTTTTGCATTTCTACTTCGTGTAATTCTTCATCTGATAATTCTACATCATCATCTGACCAAACTTTTTTCTTTCTATCTGGAACAACCATACCACGTCTATGTGCTTCGTTGATGATTGCTTGTTCTGTAACTGCAACTGCACCCATTGTTGTTTTGATGTTTACTGTATTATCGTGTGCAATCTCGTTTGCCAGTTCGATAAATCTTAGTTTCTTATCAATCTTATCAAGTAGTGCAACGTCTTGTCTGTTATATTCAACAAACTTATAGAAGTCATTGTTGTATAACTGGTCTAGTGTGCCGTCATATGCAACTTTTTGTTCACCTACTTCGTGTTCACCAATTGTATCAAGTGCGTATGAGTGCATTTCGTGATATGTGTACTTACGATATAATTCTAGGTAGTCTAAGTGAATTCTTCCGAACAAGTCAAATGTTTCTTGTTCTTTACCATATTTTACTATTCTACGTTTCTGAGGTTCTAATTCCCATAGACACAACTTGCGTGTATGTGATTTACTTAGTACTTCAGTTATTCTATTCACAATGTATGGAATATCATAACCTTCAGAGTTCCAACCAGCCAACACATCAGCATCTTCAATGACATCTAAAAAGTCATTAAGCATATCTACTTCACTTAGATATAATTGAGTATTCTCAAATTGCTCACAAATTCTTTCTGCCTCTTTAAGACCTTCACCACTTCTCATTGACTTGGGTGGGATAACAAGTGTTACAAGTAAGTCTAACCATTGAAGATGAACTGTGATTGCCGTGATTGGCATGAATGGGTCACTAGGGTCAGCAAACCCTCGACTTGCATCGAAGTCTGTTTCAATATCGAAAAAGGCAGTATTTAGAGTAGGTGAATCAATTCCATTATAATTCTCACTCAAACAACGAACTTCTGGTTTAATATCACTTTCGTAAAATGTTTTACCAGTATTTATTTTTCGTTCTTTGTGTAAGTCTTTAAGACGTTTACATTTGATTTGTCGTACTTTGTCACCATGAATACTTATATGGTCACCGCGTGGGTCTTTCACATAGAAAGTGCGCCACGCTGGATAATCATTATAAACTCTTTTGCCTTTTATTCGTTCTACAACTTGAACAATGTCCTTATCTTTGTTGTAGAATGCATCTACATAACTCAAAGAGTACGCCCTACAGTTTCCAGAATTGTTTCCATATCTTCAAAGTCAGCACGTATCTCAGATAGTTTGGCCTTATGTGCAACCGAGATTGCCTTGTTTAAAACTGCTGGTTTTACATCGATTTCTTCAGCAATTGCTCTTACTGTATCACGTAATCCACCTTTGAGGTCTTCAACTTCTTGTAGAACTAGACAACCTTCATTTACTAATTGAATGAGTTTTGCTTTTTCTTCTTCATTAATTGCGTCAATTGACATATAAATCTCCTATAAGTTGGACAATAAAAAAGAGTGATTTCTCACTCTTTATATATTAACATAGGTGACTTCAAAAGTCAATAGGTTATTTGTTTAAAATTTAACTGAGGCCTTGAATTTAGTAGGGGGATGATGGTCACCAGGCGTATAACCTTTCGGTCCTTTCGGTCCTTTCGCTGGGATTCTCTTAACTGTGATTTTACCTGAAGGTTTTGTATTTAGTTCTTCTACTTTCTTCATAGCACCTTTCATTATGTCTACCGCTTTATCTTCGGGAGAATACTCAGATGCCGATAGAGGATTACCCATTCCGGTACGGTCCATACTTTTTGCTATAGCAGATTTGCCCATATCGTAAACTTTCTTACCAACTGCTCTAACTTTATTCTTCATTACATCTTTTTTCGCTTGTGCAATTTGTGATGGAGTAGCCTTATTAGCCATACCTGCCTTACTACCACCACCAGGTTGAATTTGAGTCGCTTTTGAACCAGGTGCATTACCTCTACCTACTCCTGCTGGTTTTACTGTACTTTGTGCTGGTTTAACACCTGATTTGTTTGCTGTCTTTTTTTGTAATGGTTTAGCAACTGGTGTCTTCTTTTTCATATTTATAATCATGTTCGCTTTTGGACTACCAGGCTTATGCCCCTTACCATTTTTATCTATTACTGCATCTGGACCAGTATAAGGTGCTTGTAATTCATCTAAATCATATTTGCTTGATGTTATTCGTGCTACGTCAGTTGCTTTCTGTTTTACTGTCTTGTCTTTATTTTTTACAGTACTAACAACTGCCGCTGTTTTAATTGGATGTTTTACAGCCGCTTTTGCAAGTTTTCCACCAACTGCTCTAGCAACCCCACCAGCAACTGCACCAATAGCCGCTAAAGGTAAAATCTCATCAATACGTTTGCCTGCTTTGATACCTTCACTAAGTTTGCTAAATGCAAAGTTTGACATCTTAAGCATACCTTCTTTAGTTCTTAACATATCGTCAATTTTTTCTTGTGTTTCTGGCTTAACTGCATCATATACTTTTGATACTGCTGATGCTGTGTATAAATCTACTCTCATCTTGCCATCGTCAAATTTTACTTGTTGATTTTGTTTGTCTGCTACAATCTTCTTAATTGTGTCGATTGCTTTTGGAATATCTTTTAAACCACCTTTTGGTTTCATATCCATAACTTTCATAAATTCATCTCTAGCCGCTACTGCTTCTTCATCTTCTCTAACTTTTTTAACTTCATTTCTTTTTGCTTGTCTTGATGCTATCAACGAACTTGCAAGTGATACCTGTTGCGGTAAAGATTCTGATTCAGGAATATTATCACCTGAGTAACGTTCTGCATCTAAATGTTGCATAGCAAAGGCTTCTACATCTTTTGGATTGCCGTGAAATGAAACATTATATCCCATTCCACCAAATCCTTGAACTCTTTTACCATCCTTTTTATGATAACTCATTTTTAGATTAAAATCAGCCCAATTATTAAGTTTGATTTTATCTTCAGGATTATCTCTGTTGTGTTGTCTGATATCAAAATCATCATAATGTGGTTCAGTATAAGTACTGCCATCATTACTATAGAATCCTGGTCCACCAAAGTAACCAAACTTATTAGTAGGATTCAGGTCAGAATATTTATCCTCTTGAACTGGTGTATTTCTTGCATTTTGAGTTTTGGCAAAATTTGCATCTTGATTTGTTTGGTCTGGAGTTGTAATTTCTATTTTACTAGGGTCAAATTCCATTGGACTAATGTCATAATATCTGTTTAACAGTTCACCAATCTGGTCTTCTATAGTTGACTTAGGATTAACAATTATGTTTCCACCAATGTCTTCATAATTAAACCATACTTCTTCTTCGTCACTGATACCTTGCTTTTTCTTTGCTTTTGCAATAAGATTGTCCCATTCTGGTGTAGGCTTATTAGGGTCTCTTCCTGTTTCAGGATTATATGCTTCAAACCATTCGGGATGTCTTTTTCTATTACGTTTGTCCCTGGCTTTGATATCATCATCTGCGTCCTGTCTCAGTTTTTTTATGATTTCTTTATCAGACTTTCTTTTTGCTATCGGGCGGCCTTTATCATAATCATCTTTTGCTTTCTGTCTTAGTTTTTTTATGATTTTTTTGGAAACAGCATCTAAGTCTTCACTTACTTTTTTCTTATCTTTAACTGCTTTTTTCATTGGTTCTTTCTTGTTGCCATCTTTGTCAAGGTCTAAAAAGTCTGGCTTTGCTTTTTCTTTAACTGCATTTCTTTTTTTATCCACTTTCAAAAGATTGATTTCTTTTTGTAAGATATCAACTGCTTTTTTTAATTTCTCAATATTATGACCTTGTGTCAAATCGGCAACATCACTATCTTTTTCATTATTTTCAACATCTGCTAATAGAGCCGAAAGAACATTATCTGCTTGAGGATATTTTGTTTTCAACATCATTAATGCTCTTGCAGTTTTAGGGTCAAATCCTTTTAATAAATCATCTGTCTTTTCTTGTTTTTCTTTAACTGCGTTTAATTTTTTGGCATTCTTTTTTGGTTTCTTAGATGCATTAAGGTCATTAAATTTTTCAATGCTACTACTTGTCGGTAAAGTGCTTGTTGTTCCATATCTAACGCTTTTTGTTGCATTATCACTGCCTAGACTGGCTGCCTTTTTTACGGCTTTACCAACCATTCCACCTACCGCTCCTCGCATTGCCGCTCTTCCGAGACCGCTTCCAACTACTCTTGCCGCGGTTCCGGCAACTCCGGCTAATGGAGCCACAAATGCCCATTCATCTGTACGTGATTCTCCTTTGACGTGTTTCTTTTTCCATCTTGCTTCTAATTCTTCTATATCTTTATAATAATCTTTATCCCATTCGTAACCATCTGCTTCTAATCTTTTCCATTCTTCTGGGTCAGAAGTAGTCGAACCGCTATGGACGCCGTCAACATCTTTTGTGTACTTTCTCATTCCTGCCGCTAGTTCATCTCTTTTCATTTGAGCAACCATATCATCTCTGCCCCAAAATGAACCTTCTTTTAAACGAGCATCTAGTTGAACGTCATCGTAACCTTTGGCTCTCCATAAGTCATATAACTCTTTGGCTTCTTCGTAATTTAGCCACTTGTCATTAACTTCAGTACCACCAACCCATACAGTATATTCCATTCCAGCCCTTTCTTCATCATTATATTCTTCATCATTAAATGATTCTTTATATTGACCAAAATCAACTGAACCTTTGAAATCTTTATCTTTAGCCATCTTTCTACGGAAGTCTGTTACAAACTTATTAATAGTATCAGCATCTAAAAAACGAACTAAATCTTGAAATACAGGATTCTGTGCTAATTCAATATCACCTGCACCTAATGAACCAACTAAATCATAAATTGGTTTGGCTTCACCATGTGTTGCTTCTTTTACTGATTCAAAGTTTTTATCATCTTCACCGTAATCGCCATCTTCACCTGGATGATTCATATCATGGTTACTTCTAAAGTCTTTAACAAAATCTTGAATAGTATCACCACCTAAGTAACGAACCATATCGTTTAATACGATTTCATGTGCATCATTATCACCACCCAAGTCATCAATTAAATCATAAATTGGTTGTGCAAATTCGCCAACTGCTTCTGATACATCACCTTCTTTTTTGGAAAGTATCATATCTTTCCATTCATATCTTGGGTCACCTGCTCTAAAACGTTTCCAGGCTTCAGTATTATTATCTTTGTCTGCTTGTGTTACTTGCATCTTACGTGGTTCAGGCTGATTGTCTTCTGCCAAATGTGCATCAATGCCTGCTGTAGATTTCATACCCCAATACTCAGCCGCTTGTTTTGCCGCATCATAAGATGATTTTGCGTAAACTTCATGCTTTGGAGTTTTAGCATGAACGCAAACGTAAAGACGTTCTTTGGTTTCTATAAGTTGTGTCAGTTTCATAAGCCTTCTACCTTCTAATCATTGGTGATTTAACGGGAGTATTATATGATAAATTGCCAACATCTGCACTATATCCCATCTTTAATTTCTTTTTCTTCTTTGATTTTTTAGATGCGTATATGCTCTGCTTTGGGTCACCACCACCTAATGTAGTAGAAACACTTGCAATACCACCAGCACTTGTCATTTCACCTAAAATCTCATATATTTTCATAATAGTATTTATCAAAAAATAAAATATTCTTATTTAATTATCTCATCAAAATGAGGAAATTCAGACTTGTAGGAGATTCCTCTTCTATTCTCTAACATTTCAAACTCTTTTGAAGCATTCTGCTTCATCTCTGGAGTGATATTCGCATTCAAAATTTGATTTCTAAGTGACTTTAGCATAGTAGTATACTCATCTTTCTTATAAAGATTAGTCATTTCGTTCTCCATGTACTCTATCTGCTCTGTTACAGCATCAGCATGGTGACTATTTAGCATTGATATGGATAAGTGTTGTGGCTCTTCTATATAGTTGATTAGAAACCATACAAGAGATTTGTATTCGTGTTTTGCCAGTTTTTTATTAATGTATACAAGAAAGTCTTTGAAATACGGCAGAGATAAGGCATTATGGGCGCAACCAAATCCTATAACTAGATTCTTCAGTCTTGCTGACTCTGTTAAGAACATATCTAAGTTATTGTTCCACGTCTTAAAGTCCATCCCCCACCGAATTAGTTCTGCTCTCTCGTCAATTGCTTCTCCAGATAACTGCATAATGTATATTATGTTAGGAGTACGTTCAATCAACTCAATAAATTTCGTAAATTTCTTTTCAGGAAAAGCCATACCAGTTGTGATTGTAACTGTTACTTCTTGTTCTGATTTTACATGGAATTTTGAAAGATATTCTAAGAATATGTACATGTGGTCAGTAAAGAAAGGCTCGCCACCTAATAGACTGATATTGATATATGGTTCATTTGTGAGTTTAGTATTACAATATTCTGTAAATAACTCCATTACTTTATGAAATATCTCATCTTCAGTATCAGGATGTCGTTGTTTTAATTCTTTTTGCCATCTTGAACTAAGTTGTGGTCCACAATATACACATGCTAGATTACACTTGTTTGTTAATTCAAGTTCAATAAAGGTAGCAGGAGTATCATAATCAAATTCACCAGTAAAGGACTCCTTAGATTCGTAAGTTTTAGTATATAATGTTCTATGACTTTGTCCAGACCTATCTTCTGATTCCCAACATACATGGCAATCTGGACATCTTACACCAGTTGCTAAGTTGTTTTTTCTCTTTTGAAGAATTGGATGATTGAAAAGAAAATCTATACCTTGTGTGTTTAAGATATCTAAATTAAATGTGGTTTCTTTTGTTTGTTGAGCAGTTAAGTTTGTCTTACAACACCAACTAACTGTTTTCTTTGGTAATGATATGATAATATCATTCCAAGTTTTATAACACATTGTGTCTTTGTTATACACTTGAATGCCTTTTATCGTAAATTTTTCTTTGGAACTCCGTCTTTGTCAACATCATTGCCAAACTTGGCCGCTTGTTTCTTAATTTCATTTGGTCCAACATCAACACTTGTGTTTACTCCTGGTACTACTTTGCCTACACCACCAGTTTCTTTAACTGACTCTTTACGACCTAGAGTTGCAATACCAACATCTATTAAATCTTTTCTAGTTACATTTCCTTTGTACTTGTTGTATATCTTTATAAGTTCTTTCCATTGTTTCTCAGTTGGCCTAGACATCCAACCTTTTTTAATCATGTCTTTGACATCTACAAGAGTGAATTCATTTAATTTAGAAAAGTCTTTTTCGAATTCTTTTACCTTTGTGTTTTCACCAATCACATCAAGTATAGAAGTTCTTTCTTTGCTTTCATAATTGATGTCTTTGTTAATACCTCGTGACTTAGGACCACCTCTTTTACGTGTTTTTTCTAAATCTTTCTTTGTATCAACAATTGCCTTAATCATAATTTGCATAATCTCACTATCTAAATTAGCATTTATCTGTTGCCAATCTCTCCTACCCTTTGCTCTTTGAACTAAGTCTTCTAGTTTACCAATTACACTATCTTCTATTTGATTAAGCATAAGTCTTCCAAATCCTTGAATTAACACTTCAGGATTATTTGGGTCTTCTTTGTTGAATTTCCATATTTGAGATTCTTCTCTCAATGATTCATAGTTGTCTTTGAGATATTTCTGTGCTTCATCTTTATCGTAAGATTTAAATGCTGAGTTGCCGTACTTATCTAACACATCATAAACCATTTTGTTTCTGTTATCTTTATCTCTATACATTGATACGTATGGTTTTTGTGTTGCTTCGTTTGTGGTATCAAACTTCTGTAATCCACTATCTGTAGATTTAAGATTAGCAATATCTTTATCTGAATATCCAAATTTAGTTTTTAAAATATCTTCTGCTTCACTGGCTGAAGGACCACCTAACAATGCTTTACTAGGATTTCTAACTGTATCTATTGCTATTCTTTTTTGTCTAGTATCAGCAAGACTATCTTCGTTATATTTTGAGCCAACTAACTTACCTATAAACGGATGGTCTGTTCTTCCTGGCTTCGCTTTTGGCCACGGGTCACTACCTTTAACCTGAACATTATGTTCTTCTAAAACTTCAATCTCGCCAGTGCCACCACATTCGTCACAACCTCTATCATCTTCGTCAGAAGTTACACTTCTATCCCAACCTGTACCATCACAAGCAGTACATTGTGTTGTTTCTTCATTTACTTGCCTATCTAATTGTTTATACAAATCTGCAATTAAGGCAACAATCGCTTGGTCACTTAAATTCATTGTGGCTTTTTGAGCCATCAAAGTATAATCTGGGTCTTCATTTACTGTTTCTTTGTCTGTTTCATTATCTTTATTAAGTTTCAATAATCTTCTAAACATATTATTTGAGTGTGCTGGTCGAAGTTTTGGCTCACCTCGTAATGGAAGAGATATGGTTCTATGTGTTGAACTTTGAGTTGGAGTATATCTTGAGCCAGAACGACCACCCATACTGAATAATCCTCTGCCCAACTCACTTAAATCATCTTCTGCTATACCTTCACCTAAAAGTTTATCTTCTGCTGAACCCATAGCAGTTGTTAATTCATCATATCCTCTAAGCATACCTTTAATGTCGTTTTGCATATCTGAACTGCCATCCTTAGGGTCGACATCTTGTAAATTAAGAAGTGTTTGTCTAATACTTTTTAGTTGTTGTCTTAATTCGTAAATTTGTTCTCCCTTATACTTACTGTAATCTTTCTTTTTAACATTATCATAATAAAGACCAGCATCTTCTTCTTCAAGTTTAGGATATTCCCATTTTTTCATACTTTTCATTTTTTGATATAAAAAAGTTTCTTCTTTTTCATCAGTAGTCATACTCTTTATACCATGATTCTTTTTAAATCTTGACCACATTTTCATATGACCTTCACTTCCTTGACCACCAGCATTATCAATATACTCTGAAAGTCTTTCATCAAAACTGATTCTTCCTCTTTGAGATGCTTTCCACAATCCCCAATCCATTGATACATACGGAATCAAAGTATCTTTTCCTTTAATAAAATATTCACTTTCTACTGGGAACTCTCTGTTAGATGTTTTGAAATCTGGTTTACGCATTACAGTCTTTACTATTAAATCAAGTTCTTCATTTTCTTTATCCCATACTAATGCAAATGGCATATTGATATCAGTTGATAAATCTTTCATTACTGCTTCAGCATCAGGTCCCATTTGGGCAATAGGTTGACCCCAACGTTTGTATTCTTGTTTGAATAAACGAGTTAATTCACTTGCTGTAATTTGTTTTCTATTACGTGTATCATTAACTCTGTCTAAGAAATGACGAGTGAATTCAACATCAATACCTACTTTGCCAAATATTCTATCAGCAAATGTTTCTAACGCTTCTAGGTCAGATGATGTAATTTGTTTGTCTAATTCGTCTAATTTCATTATAGTTCACCTTGGTCATACTGTTGAAGTTCTGGTGGGAGACCTAAACCCTTTATTGTGTAATTATCTGCAAACGCAGTAAATATTGCTTTCTGGTCTTCATTAGATAAATTCTTTTTAATTACTTTAACTAATGTTTCGTAACTATCTAAATCGTCACCATTATCTAGACCGAGATTCTTAGCAATTTCATCTGCTGTCTTCCATGGTCCAGCAATAATTTTATTGTTATTTTTCTTTGTATACCCTTGTCCACTTTTCTTAGGAACAGGTCTACGTAAAACTCTTACTAGTCCATCTCTTGGACTCCACATAAATCTTTTCGATTGTAATGGTCTGCCATCATCAATCTTTTCTTCACTATCTTCGATATTTATGTTTCCAGCAATAGAGGCAATCATTATATTACGATAAACTCCTTTATACTGACTATCTTTTTCATTCGGTGAATGATAGTATGTCTTTAACCAATCTGGGTCACCAGGCATAAAGTCTACCTGTACATAACCAGTTCTTGGTCTACCATCTTCTTTACTCTTATCAAAGTCAACAATTTTAACCTTTGTCATAATTACACTTGACTTTGCAATATCAAGAATTTGATTGCTCTTTTTAAGTCTTTCTACAAACTCTGGTATCTTATCTGTGTCAATTTGTAATGCAACATCAATATCGCCACTGAATTCTCTTTTGCCAACACTACCTAATGTGTTGTTCATTAAATCGATTCCTAATTCTTTTTCTAATGGAGCAAGTGTTGGTCTAATTTCATCAGTATGAATAGCACCAACGCCAGGCATTGCACCGCCCTCTATTAGCACTTTCTCAGATGCACTCTTATATTGTGTCAATTCAAATAAATTCATTAGTAATTATAAGTCCTTGAGCCGCTGTCATTATTGTTTCTAATTTGTTCAAACAAATCTTCATGCTGTTCCATGATTTCTTCATCTTTGTCCATCATGTCGTCCATTTGGTCTTGAAGTTTTTCAACACCTCTTTCTAACTTATCAACTTTATCATCTAACACTGCTTGAGTAGTTGATAGACTAAATGTTTGCGTAAGATTCCAACCACCTAAGGCGATTAGAATTCCTATCAATAACATTATTATTTGGTCTTTCATATTACTGTCCCTGGGCTCTTATGTGTTCTTCTAGTTCTTCTTCTAATTCTTCAAGAACTTCCTTAACCTCTTCTATTTCTTCTTTAAGATATTCAATGTTTATGTCTTGTACAGCATCATCTGGTAATGCACCAAGTTCCCCTCTGGGCCACTTAATACGGAATTCTGTATTCAATTCCGAAGTAT